GAGGCCACCACCCGCGCTTCGGTCCTTGGCGAGTTGACAATCTTCCGATCCGCAATGGGGGCCGAGTTGATGTCCAGCGTCGCGCCGGCGTTCAAATACGTCGAGGCAATCGGAGTCAGGAGATTGTTATTCCCGTCCTGATTCGCGACGAAATTGCAAATCCCGCCCTCAGCCCCACTCATGATGTTGATCGCCACCGCGCCGGTCAGATTGTTGACCATGGGGCTCAACACACGCCGGCTGTAGTCGTCCAACGACAGAGTGCGATCGGCAGTCGAGAATGCTACATCAATGTGCTGCTGCGTCGCGAGCACCAGAGTGGTGGATTGCTCCGCGGTGTCCTGCACGCTGAGCGCCGGCCCCGTCACAACTGTGAAGTCGTTTGGCAACCGGATACGCAAACTCGAGCCGATCTTCGCGCCACTAACCGCGAAGCTCTCGTCGTATTGCATATCCACATTCTGGATGAAGGCGTTGCTGTTCTTCCACAGCCGGACCGCCTCTCTGGTAATCATGTTGATGGTAAGAAGTGTGTTGGCCACTTGGAGTCTCCATGGCAGTTACGGGGAAAATTCCCCTGGGGGAACCATTCCCCCGTTCTTGCCTGTGTGGCCAACACAGATTTTGGCAGCCTTCTCCGGGCATTGGCAGGCCCCGGCACCCCAGCGCGGAATTGACAGGCTCCGCTACCCAATCACTATATTCACGCTCGCTTTAGGCGGCTTCTCCACGATCCCGCGCTGCGATCTGCATTTCCCTCCTGCGCATAAACTCGGCGGTGGAGAGATTGTCCGAGCGATCTGGATCTGATGGATCAATTGCCTGATGACTGACGCCCCTTCCGCCCACAGGCCGGATTGGCGGAGGTGCCCCAGTTTGTTGCCCGTCCTGTTCATCGACCGGAGATTGACGGTTGGCACTCCGACGCTCCGGCAGCCCCGCCGCCAGCTTGGTCAACTCCACCGCCATCTTAGTTGGGCTCATGGAGAGAAATCGGTCGGCTTCATTGAGATCACTGCCCAGGCGATGCACTAGCTCTGGCGCCCGCCCGGTTTCCAACGCTGCTGAAATCAGGTTGGCGTAGGCACCCTCACTAACAGGATCACCCCGATTCACTAGTCGTAGGAGCGACGACACCCGATCATTGAAATCAGGATACAGCTCCCGCCCCTGAGTCGCTGCATCGTTGCAACGATCTTGGAAGTTCTGCTGCACCGCTTTTTCGCGGGCTGCCACATCAACTCGCCGATTGAACTCGGCTTCGTCATACGCTGGCGCAGTGGGTTGTTGTTGGCGCGCTGCTGCCAATTCTGCCTGCACACTTTCCAGCTGCCGCTGCATATTGGCAATTCGTTCATCCCTCGACATGATCTGACGATCGCGCCAATCGCGCGGTGGATCACGCTGAGGTTGCGGCTCTGGCGCTGGCGTTGATTCTGGTTGTGGAATCGGCTCCGGGGTAGGTTCTGGTTGGGGAGTTGGCGTTCCACCAGTCAGTTCATTGTCTTCTGCCATCAAGATCTCCTATGGTTGTCACGCATGATTGTAAGACACCATCCCATCCGATTGTCAATGCCGCCGGGACGAACTATCCGGCATCATAGCCGGAATGGGGATGCCCATTGGTCGCTCCGGCAACGTCGAACGCAACATTGCCGCGGCTTCCAGCGGATGATACCGCCCCAACGTCAGGGAGTTGTCCAGCAAGAGGGCCTCATAGATTTTGTCCTTCACTTCCTGAGCTACGTCATTCCGATCCAGCAGCATTGCCATGGTTGTCCGTGCAAACCGCACATACATGGGCCAAGCCTTGGCAATGAATCGGACCTCCATGGCCTTGGACGTCAGGCCTGGACATTGCTTTTTCCACATTCCAAAGAGAAGGTCATCCTTCATCAGCACCTCGTAGTGCTGACCGGCAGCCTCTTTTGCTACTTTCATGACTTCCTTATGAACCGCGCCGGGGCGACTCATGGTTGTTCTCCAAAAGGGTTGTGTTCCACAGGCTGTAGCACGAACTGGCCAACAGAAGGATGAAAGAATCGCACAACCTGGTGGGCAGGTGGGACTTCCTCTTGCTCTGGAGGAAATTGAGTCGGAGAGCGGCCTTCTTCATAAAATCTCTGGACATTGCGCGCTTCGACTTCTCCGGCTAAATTACGATAGGCGACACCGGCTGCAGCTGGGGATAATCCTTCAACTCTAAATTCATTCACTGAACCTCCGCGGGCGAAATTCTCATGATACTGTACGACGTGTTGGACCTCGTGCAAGAGCGTTGACATCAAATCGACTGGTTCATGGTAACCTAATTTTATTGTATTACTGCTAGGATTGTATTGTCCACGAAGACCTCCTGCAATTTCATGCCCTGCCAAGCCGCGAACATTTACATCCTTCAAGAAAGGATATGCCTCAAATAACTCCGGGTGGTCAATGATATCTGGGAGCTTGAATGTCTTCCCCTGCTGCGGGCCATACAATCCAGAGGGAAATTCTTCAATTCCATGCTCAAATGCTGCATCTTCATCCGGAATCACAAACCGCCACTGGTTGTCGATTCCTCGATACCACCCTGTTTGTTCAAACACATGTTTGTTGATCTTGTCGAGCGAGTCCATCGAGAGCTTGCCCTGGCCAGCCATATAATTATTAAGCAATTCTCGATTCATGTTTTGTGCTTCGTCCAGGCTATCAAGTTTATTAGTAAATTCCTTCGGCATTGATCGTGATAGTCCCTCTGCTCCCAGCTGTCCGCCGAAAATTCCTGGCCCAACCGACATAGCAATTCCGAGAGCTTTTTCCATCTCCGGCTGATACAACACAGCTTTAGCAAGGCCGTGTTGCATAGCCATTTGGCCAATATCTACTGGTGTAGTCAAGCTGGTATTAGGAAAAAACTGCGGGTCCACGCCCAGCCCCGAGTCAGGCATCTATATGCCCCAACTTGGCTATGGCCCAGGGATCATAATCAATCGGCTCCAGCCGATGTGTGCCCTGTTGGGCAAATTGCAAGAGCTGTGACATCCGTTGCATCTGTAGCCAGCGTTCTTGCCGTGGGTCAGGTCCAGACTGCCCCCCAAGATTGATGTTGTAAGTTGGCGCCTGCGCTGGCTCTCCCAACAATGACAACGCTTTCTGTCTAATTCCTTCCAAATCTGCTGGCGCATCTTGCGGTAAATATTGTCCCCAAGCTGTTCCTGGTTGCATACCCCCAACTTGCAATGGAGCAATATATTTCTGCGTCTCCAGTGGCAATTTTTGCTTTCCTGCAAGCACCGCATCAACTCGTCCCGGTCCGACGTTGTAAGCCGCCGCCGCCAGTGCTGGATTCTTATACTTCTCCCACAATTGCTGCAAATAGCGATGCCCCACATCGAGATTTGTTTGCGGGTCAAACAACTCCTCGCGACTCACACCAAAGCCCGCGGCAGTACCGGACATCACCTGAGCGGGACCAATTGCCCCAGCAGAACTAATGGAATCCGGCCCACCGCCTTCATGCCGCAAGACATATTGCCAAAGCCAATCCGGCACAAGATCAGGCATTGGCAATGACTCCGCGCTGCTTATGTTCCTGAGCCAACGGCACTACTCGGAGGTATTTACCCTGCCTCGTCGGATCAGTCAAATACCAGGCCCCGTCCGGAGCTTTCTGTGCACCGGGGATTGGCGGAGCTTCTTGATCCTGACTCATGGTCATCTGTTCAAGATTATTCTGAATAATTGGTGTCAGATGTGTCGCCAGGGCATCTTTCACCAACTGTTCAATCATCTGCTCCAGCCCCGGCGAATCCATCGGGAGCATGTCTGCCAAGGCTTTCATTCGATCGGTCTCTGCTTTGTAGCTATCAATCTCCTGACTTCCGCTCTTGTCCACCAGCTTCACACGGTCAGCTGCCGCCCGATTCATAGTCTTGGCCAATTCAGCACTTAGGGCCTGAACTTGCTGCCCCAGCATTTGCTCTTGCTGGGTTGGACCCTCTCCAAGGGCCTCCTTCGGCACCATATTGCGCAGCCTACGGGCAGCCTCTTGCGCCTTGTCGAAGTCCAGATCCGCCAACAAGAGATCGCCAATGAGGCCAGTCAACGCCGGATTCTGCGTCAGAATCAGCGTGAGCATCTCCTGGGCTTCTTGGCGCTTCGTCAATTGCTCCGGTCCCACATCCGCCGCAATATCATACTGCCCCACCGCAGGGTTAAAAATCCGCATCACCACCTGATTCTGATGATCCTTCTCCTCCGCATACGCCTGTGCCATCCCAGGATTAATTAGGTATTCCAGCGCCTCACCGTCATCCGTGAGGACCCTGATGATCCTCTTCGTATCATAAACCCTCGGCACGAGGTCAATGACTTGCTTCCCGATATAACGCAGCATCTCGCCATAATTATCCTGAAAATGAAAGACACTGGTCGAAGATTGCTCCTGGCGAGCCTGAATAGCCACCCCTGTGCGTTCATTTCCTGCCATCCCCATTTCATTCATCCACTGACCGCTCGTCATCATCATTTGCTTGAAAGCGGTCTCCATTCCATTTTCAAACGCCGGGCTGGCCTGCGGCGGCTCTACGCGCTGTGGGGGAGCGATCGGCTGATCGGGATTGGACTCATCCACATCATTCCAAACCAACACACTATGATTGATCTGATTTGCGGTCTCCCACATGGATTGTTGGCCTTCCACTGCACGTTTGGAGGCCGTCCAGGGAGTTTTAGTTTGAAGGGCACCAAACTCCACACTCGCAGAGGCATTATAATTGAACATCCTCTGCGCGTCAATCATCGCTCGAGTATGCCCTTTGCGATCCAACATTCCTTCAATGATAGTTTCCTCTCCAATACAACGCATTAGCGGAATATATTTCCCCGGCCAAATCGTCGAGTCAACAATCTGCTCTCCGACAATCAAATACCACTCAACCTCATCTCGCGTCGTTGGTCGCCAAATCGTTTGAGGATCATCCTTGATAACATCCAGGATTTCCTTCGGCATCTGGCTGCCACGCAGAGCCTTTCGCATTCCCGTTGTCGGATCAATAAACCCATAGAGCTTATCTGGCTTCGAGACCTTGCGAAAGTATTCCGCCACTATAATGCAGTCTTTGGGGGCCCAATCTCCGCCAACTGAACCAGTTCCCAGCGCCGTATCGCCTACCAGGTCCGCCAACTCTGGATATGCTCTCCGCCACGCTCTTTTAGGCACCAGGTCGAAAACTACCGCGCGCTTGCCGTCCGAGCAGTCTTTCTGCTTACAATGCGGGTCCATATACACCGATAGCGGATCCTCTATCGGCCGGATATAGATCTCCTGTTCAAATGTATCCGGTCCGGCATAATCCGTCACCAGCCGACACCAACCAATCCCACCATAAACCTGATACCACCGGGCCGTCTGATACGCAGCCTGAGCATTCGACTGGTATTCAATCCGGCGCATGAGCCACTTGAAGACCTCAGCAGACTCTTGGCTCGCCAATCCACCCGTGGCAATGATCTTGACCGATGATTTGTGTTTCCGCGCTTCATTCACAATCATGAGATTGTGCTGACGCACAATATTCATCGTCAGGCAAGGACGCTGGTCAATGTCCCTGGAATGTCTAATGGCATTGGGCCACTGGTAACCGTTCGAGGCATCTCCGCAGCCAGACTTCACATCTTCCAAAAACCTCCGACGCGATTAACTCTCCCATTCCTGACACTCATCCAGAAACGTTCTCGCCTCATTCACAATCGGATCACCGATCTTATGATCGAGAACCTCATCGGCCGAGTCCAGATCCTGAACAAAAAGGGCCACCGTCACGCCCCCTCTATCTCATCCAGCCCAGAGGATTGAACCGATTCCCAGCCCGCGCCATTTCTCGCGTTGCGGCCTGATACCGATCCATCACCTCAGTGCGAATTTCCTGACTCTGCTGCCGTTGCTGAAGTCCAATCGCCATATAACGGAAGGCATCGGCGCCATCCGAGGCCCAATCATGGAGTGGCTCATTAGAAAATTGCCCATCAATGACACGGTAGCGATAATGGCGCAGGGCATTGATCCCATCATGACACTTGTCTTCATCAAACCAGCAATTTGGAAAAATCACCCGCGCAGCATTGATACCATCGGCCAACGATTGCTTGGGAATAATATAAACTCCCTTCGGATAGTGCTGTCGCACAATCTCTTCGATGGTGCGCTTGGAGCCCAATCTCTTGGCCTTCGCATCATGTGGAAAGAAGTGACGGCCATAAACATAGCGGCGCTGCTGCAGCTCGTGCAAATAGTGCGTGATTTCTTGGCCAGTGTTCTGATAATAGGCCAAAATTCGATATTGCATCGCCACTCTCTGCGCAAACCAAATGGCCGTGGCGTCGGCGCGTCCCAGATCCCAAAACGTATCCACCGGCCATTCACGTTCCCAAGGCACATCACAAATCCGGCCTTCTTCGGCAGCCCGGCGGAGCTCTTTGGCGTAAATCGCACCCTCTAGCTGCTGAATGCACTGACCTTCCCAGACATTGAGATAATAGTCCGGATCGCGTTCTTTATCCCGTTGCATCTCCTCTTGCAGCACCTGCGGGAACCAAGGATTGTCCTTCCATGTCATATGGACGACAACGGAGTTGGTCGGGTCGGCCTGTTTCACGAACCTGGTGTATGTATAATCAGTTTCCAACTCCGGATTGAAGGACATCCAGATTTCGCTGTCTTCCTTCCGAATTGTGGGAATCAGCACCCCCCAACTTCCGCGAGTGATCTTGACGGCTTCCTCAGCCCAAACAATATCCACACCTTCATACGACTTGATTCGATTGGTGTTGTTCTTGATTCCCTCAAAGGAAAAAA